CAAAAAGCCTCAGCGGTTTCCTTGATATCTTTAATTTCTCCATCAAATTTTGTTTCATTGAATTCTTGATGTTGAGCAATCTTAACATTAAAGTTAGAATCGTCTAATAAAGGATATAAATCATTAGATTCCGGTTGTAGTTGTATATTTTGGTTCTCAATTTTTTCTTTATCAAATAAAAAGTCATTATATTCTTTAGACTCTTTATCTGGTTGAGAATATATTTTATCTTGTAATTCTTTTTCTTGTGCTGTTAATTCAATATCAAGGTCAGGATAGGGTTCATTATTTTGTATATCAGTAATTATATTTTCATCTAATTTTTCTTCTTCAACAGGCTGATTATCTTCTTCTATTTCTTGTTCAACCTCATTATTAATTTGTTGATTTTCAGCATTATCTTCAGGAGTAATATCTTCTTCTTTTTCTTCTTCTACGGGTTCATCTATTTGTTCAGTTTCTTCAGCACTTTCTTGATTTGTAATTTTATTCAACTCATTTTGAAGAAGTGCAACTTGAATAACAAGTTCATCTCCTAAATCACCATATTTAGCTTTAAAATCACTATTATTATTTTTTAATTCTTTTTCTAGTTCTACTATTTGTTTCTTAAGTTCTTTATCTTTTTGTTTTTTAAGTTCTTTTACATGTTCAATATTAGCATTTAGAGTAGAAACAAGAGATTCTCCGTAGTCTTTATTTTTTCTTTGAACTACAACTAATGTTAAACCATTAAGTTGTATAAATAATTTGGGAACACATTTATTAAATGTAGAAGATTTTGGGTTAAGGTCGCATCTAGCTTTTTTACATCTAGGTCTTTTTCCGTTACTATCAGGTTTGCAATCTTGAAATTCATCTTCTTCTCTTTCACCTGTATATAAATTAGGTTCTTGAACTTCAATAGGCTGAAATTGTATAACATTTTGAATAGCATCTTGAATTATATTATTTTTTTTTGTTTTATTGCTATTAGGTTTATTTTTCTTTTGTTTCAATGACATATATTATACGGTATATAATATATAAATATTATTTAACTGTAAAAAAAGCGATAGTTATTTAAAGTTTTATTAATTTTAGATAGCATTCTTTTTTTTTCTAAATTGTAAGAACGGATCATTTTGTTACAATCATCAAAATTAAACCATTGCATGTCACTTACTTCACTAGTTTGATAAGATTCCATCTTGACAGATGTTGAATTTCTACAGAAAGCAACATAATATTTATGTTTATAAGATTTATAATTAGAACCAGTAAATACTTCTTCAAAAGGTAATATATTTTGTATATTACTTAAATAATTAGTGTGTATTCCAGTTTCTTCAGTAAATTCTCGTAAAGCACATGCAAAATCCTTTTCTTGAAAGTTTCTTCTTCCTTTTGGAAATCCCCATTCAGGTTCATTCCATATATGTTTTTTATTACTTTCTTCAATTAAAGATTGTAAATCATATTGTTTTACACCATCAGTATAAACACCTTCTTTCAATATATTATATTTTTCTTGACTAGAAACTTCTTCAGATTTGTATTGTGAAGATAACTTTTCTTTACCCCAAATACGATACCATAAATCAAGAAAAGAGTTTTCTAATAAAGATTTTTTTTCATCAAATGTCATTTGATTTAGCATATTAAGTATATAAGATTTATTATTAATAGAATATTTACCTCTCATAAAATCAATAAATCCTAATGTATCTTTTCTTCTTATCATTAAATATTGTATTTGCTTATTAAAAATACGGAAAACAATAAAACCAATACTAATAATGGGTAATTTGCATTGGTTATATAAATGTCCTACTTTCCCGCAATTATTACAATAATAATCATTCATTCTTCTAAAATAAATTAACTTATCTTTATATAATTATTTATTTATGAATTTTGAACCAGAGATTTGGGGACCTCATTATTGGTTTTTTCTACATACTGTTGCAGAATCTTATCCATTGCACCCAACAAGTGTTACTAAAAAAAAATATTATGATTTACTTATAAATTTTCCATTATTTATTCCAAATCAAGACATTGGAAATAAGTTTAGCCAATTATTAGATAAATATCCTGTATCTCCATATTTAGATTCCAGAGAGTCATTTGTGCGATGGGTGCATTTTATACATAATAAATTAAATATTCAGTTAGGAAAAGAAGAGTTGTCAATGCCTGTAGCTTTAGAAAAATATAGAAATTTATATAAACCCAAAAAGATATTACTAAGAGAAACAATATTAACTAGAAAGCATATTATTCATTTTATATTTATTGTGTTATTATTATTTATCATTTACTTATTGTACAAATAATATTCTAATAATATTTTAATAATGAGATTTGAATTAGTGATTTTAATAGTGACAGGATTAGTTATAGGAAACATATACACTGAAGGAAAATATATAAAATATGTCTTATCAAAAAAGAAGTATTTACAAATGGGTGGTGTAGGTTTTGCGGGTTTATTAGTTATCTATTTATTTAAAAAAAATCCTACTCACGCAAAAGAAATAGTAAATGCATCAAATGAGTATTTCAAATATTTACCAATTGATAAAAATACCTCAGATATGATTAGTCCCATTTTAGATTTTACAAGTAAAAATAATTTTGCAAATGATCCAAATTATAATCAGCAAATTTTAGGTATGACAAATGAACAAAGACAAGCAGAAAGAATAAAACAATCAGGAAAAAAGGGAGTAAAACGTTCAGTAAGTGAAACAAAAAAGAAATATGTAGCGGCTGGTCAAAACTGGAAATGCACTAACTGCAAAAAACAATTAAATGCATGGTTTGAGGTAGATCATGTTGTAAGATTAGAAAACGGTGGCTCAAATAATGTAGATAATTTAGTAGCATTGTGTAGAGAATGTCATGGAGAAAAAACCGCTAAGGAAAATATGTCAAAATACTTGTAAAAATATAATATACTAATTTTATATAATTTAAATGGCAGATGAAAAAACAGGCTTTAAACTAGATTATATAAAATATTCATTAATGCTTTTAACCATTATACTAATACCTATTATGTTTGAATTTGCTCTAAAAAATAAAAATATTTTTGATAAAACATACGGTATTATCATTTTTTTAGTTTTTATACCTTTACTTTGCATACTTGGATATGAATATTTTTTCTTGAAAAAACCAGATACACAAAGAATCACCAATTATTTACTATTATTTGTATTGGTAACAGTATTAGTAAGTGTTTTTTATTCTCAATTAGCAATGTATAGTTCAACTTTTACTTATATTAGTTACTTCTTTTTAGGTTTATCTATTTTAATCTTACTAGTAGGACTAGCAATTATATTTTTCAGCTTTTCTAATTATTTTAAATCCTTAGAAGGAACTCCATCATTCATATCCTATTTTATATTTTATATTCCTTGTCTAATATTAGATTTTGTTAAGTATGTAATTAAAGAATTTCAATTAACCACTAAACCAATTTACATATTATTGGTATTAGAAGTATTATTAATATTAGCATATGTATATTTTCCCAAATTATTTGAACAAATTTCTAAAAAAGAGGGGGTTCCTGTAATTGAAGAATCAGTATTTTTAGACCAAGAAAATTCTTTTTCTTTAAATGAAGAAGCAAAATTAGATTTAACAAAGCAAGTAAAAAATATTTATACAGGACAGGATATTGTAAAAAGCAATAGATTAAATTATTCTTTATCAATGTGGCTTTATATTAATAATTATGACCATATTGATACTGATAATATAGAAGAAACAAATATTTTTAATTTTAATAATGGACTACCAAAATTAACATTAGCAAACAGTAATGCGGAATCAAGTAAAATATATGCTTACTATACAAATGCCAATACAGATGAACAGCCATTAGAAGTATTAATACCTTACCAAAAATGGAACAATATAGTCTTTAATTATTTTTCAACACATGTTGATATATTTATTAATGGAAATTTAGAAAAATCAATTAGTCTGAATGAAGAAAACTTTCCTATTTACAACAACAGTGAGTATCCTATATCAAATGAAGTAATTACAGGAGGAAATAGAGAAATAACAGGTGCAATATGCAATGTAAGATATTATAAAGAAAACTTAAGTGAAAGAAAGATTGTTAATTTCTATAATCTTTTAAAAAATAAAAACCCTCCAACATTTAATATGTAATGTGTTTATATAAATTATGGACGGTTTTGATAAATTTATATTGTTCGTTTTTGTTTTTGGAGTAGGAAGCGCAATATACAATTATTTCATGCAGGAATGTTAAATTTAATTTGTAACTAATTAATATAGAAAAATGAATACGTTCGCCTTTATTTTAGGAATAATTATAGTATTATTGATTTACATTTTATATAAGTTTTTTACACAAAAAGCAACTACTTTAGTTGAAACAAGTAATTTAAATGAAACACAAGACCCTATTACTATTAAAAATAGTCCCACTTCAACAAGATATACTTATGCTGCATGGATTTATATTAATTCTTGGTATAGCAATACTCCAAAAGCAATATTTAAGAGAGAAAACAACATTGAATTAGCTTTTGAAGATAATTCTCCTGTTTTAACTTGTAAAGTAACCACAAATAATACAGATGTAGCTAGTGGTACAAATGCAGCAACTTCTTATGATACTGAAACATTTATAATTACAAATGATTTCCCTCTTCAAAAATGGACTCAAGTAATTGTAAGTGTTGATAACCAATACTTTGATTGCTATATTGATGGTAAGTTAGTAACTTCTGTAAAAATATTGAATCCTGCACAGCCAAGTTCAACCCCGATGAAGTTAGGCGGAGGAAATGCTTTTGATGCATATGCAAATAAATTTCAACACTGGGATGAACCTATTAATCCTCAAACAGCATATGAATCATATAAAGCAGGAAATGGACAAACATCCATGTTCCAAAATCTAGCGAGTTATGGATTAGATTTAACAGTATTAAAAGATAGTGTAGAATTCCAAAGATTTAATATATTTTAAGAAAATCGTTTTGTATTATTAATATATAACGATTATGAATACTCAACCAATTCAACAAAATATACAAGCAACTTCAAATAATATAGAACAAGGTTACAATAGTATGAGAACTTCATTAGAAAATAATTTGAATTCATTTTCTCAAAAGGTAAATGAAAATGCTGAAGCAAGCACAGGTTTTCTATCTAGTAATACTATTGTAGCCAAGTTTGCATTTATCATTTTGATAATTATCATATTTGTTTTATTATTAAATTTAGGAATTATTTTGTTATCAAGAATAAACAGTCCTTCAACAAATCCTTATTTAATTAATGGAATGATAAGTGGTGGAACTCAACGTTCTATTGCACAAGATCCATCTGACAGAAATGCTATTCCTATTTCTAGATCAAATAATGAAAAGACTGGCTTGGAATTCACCTATTCTACATGGATTTATTTAGAAGATATAGGACAAAATGCTGGTAATACACTATTATATAGAAATATTTTTAATAAAGGAGATAATACTTATGATGAGACAACTGGAATAGCATTAAATAATGGTCCTGGTTTATATTTAGAGTCTCCTGATACAACTTCTTCTCCTGAGAAAGCAACATTAAAAGTGATTATGGATACATACGCAGATAACAGAACTGAAATAGAAATTGATAATGTTCCTATTAAAAAATGGGTAAATGTAATAATTAGAGCCCAAAATACAGTTATTGATGTGTATATTAACGGTTCTATTGCTCAACGTGTTATTTTAGAAGAAGTTCCAAAACAAAATTATTATAATATGCATGTAGGACAAAATGGAGGTTTCAGTGGTCAAATATCTAATTTAAGATATTACCAAAAAGCATTGAATATATTTGAAATAAAACAAATATTAGATGAAGGACCTAATTTAAAATCAGATGTTTCTACTTCAGGTTACTATAATTATTTATCTAATTTATGGTATTCTGCTAATTTCTAATCATAATAGCAAATAAAAATGTTATTATGATTTTCTATTTCGTCTTAAAATGTATTTATAAAATTCTTTATCTCGTCTAGGAAAGAAAAATGAGAAAAAATTAAACCAAAAATAATGAGCTCGTAACTCAATTAATGCTGTTTTATACTGTGGTATATATGGATTCCAAAAAGTAAAAATATATTCAATTAAATCATCAGGTAAATTTAAAAGTAAATCCATCTATTTATTTATATATTGATACATTATAATGTCAACAGAAGACGCTTGTCAACAAAGAAAATTATTTTTACAATTTAGTATTCCACCCAGTCGTCTTGAAAAGCAATCACCATATGACGGAACAGTTACGCAAGACCAATTAAATATGAGAAGAAAAGTTGAAATACTAAAATATAAGAATAATAATAGCGGAGGTTCTTCAGGAAGCCAAAAACAAAATTTTGCGAGACTTGCTAGAGGTAATTATAATATAGATAAGATTTCATGCACTGCAGATGCTATCCGTCCTGTTTCAAGTCGTAATTCTAATATACCAGGTCCTGAAGTGTTTTTATATGAAGACCCAAATGTTCCCTTATATAATTATATTCACAATACGAATATTGGTGCTATTGGAAATACAGAGAATGATACACAATGGAGTATATATATTAATACAAACATACCAGCAGCTGCAAACACGCATATGAATTTTGCAACCTTAGTTATTAGAGACGCTATTGCACAGGCATCATTGATATATAAACTTGAAATACCGGTTTCATTTTATATTAGTGGAAGTAGTTTATATACAGATACTAGTGGAAGTTTAATAAATATTTCGGAAATATCACCCTATGTTGTAGCAAAATATAATGGGGAAGAAGTTAGAACAACTAAAGGAACACTTACAAATAATTCACTTAGTGTAAGACTTCACCCAACTACTGATCTTTATACATCAAATGGATTAGATGTATATAATTTTGCTGCAACTATTTTTACAGGATATATAACTTATTCAGATATATTATTATTTACTGCTCCAGGAAATGTTTATACATTGGATTATTATTTTATATCAACAAATAAGTTAGATATATTGACGAATGAAGTTACATATGTCAATTCATCGCAAACAACAGTAATTAACAGTATATATTTTGGTTTAATTATTAATGAAAATTCTGATGCAACACGAATATCACAAACAAATTGTGCTGTAGAAAATACTTCTATTATTGATCTTGACAGTACACGAAGATTTAAAATAGAAGATTCATTAGAAAATAGTTATACAAATAGTTTAACAGCAACATTGATAACATATATAGTTTCTGTAAATACAGGAACAAATAGTTATGGAACAGGAAATAAATATTATATAAATGGTGTATTAAATGGTGCAATAGAATTAACAGTTGGTTATGATTATAAATTTGATTTATCAGATAGTAGTAATGATGGTCATGATATGAAACTTTCTACTACACCTGATGGAATTCATGGAGGTGGAACAGAATATACACAAAATGTAACATATGTTGGGACAGCTGGAACTACAGGAGCTTATTTATATATTAGTGTAGATAGTAGTGTGACATTACCTTTGTATTATTACTGTAATAATCATAGTGGTATGGGTTCAGATGTAGCATCATCAAGTAGTTCATCAGGTGAAACATCAGGTGAAACATCAGGTGAAACATCAGGTGAAACATCAGGTGAAACATCAAATGGTTATTAATTCATTATTAAAAGTGGTATATAGATTGTCTAAAAAAGAAATCAACATATAATTTACTTCTTTATTATTATTGTCTATATAGTTTAAATCAAAATCAAATTCATCGCGAGTATTAATAATGCAATTATAAATATATTTCAAATCTCTTAATACTTCGTAACATAATATTCTTTTTTCTTCAGTTAGAATTTCATTTTTATAAAAGATTGGATCAAATAAAAGTCTAGGATTTTCTAATAATTCATGAACCTTTTTTGTCATTCTATTTTCAATGTAATTATTAAAAATATGGTAATAACCAAAAACCTGAAGCATAAAATAATTGTATTCTTCTAGGTCTTGAATACTTATATCAAAATTATTTTCATCTATCATAAAAGTTAATTTTTCTATAAAATCCAAATAACTATCTTCAACTTTTATTTTATAGCTTGTTTGAGAAAATGCATAGTTTAAATTATGTAATTTGTTTTCTAAAATAACTACTTTTTCAGTTTGTTCTTTTAATTCGTTAATTTTTTGTTGAATAGTCTGTAAAATATATTCTTTTGAAGAAGGCATATAATTATATAAAAGTATATAATTATAAATACAAAACGAATTAATGTGTTAAAGTGTATCTAGTAAAAGTAGGATTTAAACATACTTTTTCTTCAGGAAATACTTGTCCAGATAAACATTTTGTAGCATTATTTATTTCTATACAGCCCCTTTTTCCTTCATATTCACCAACTAGACACCAACCACTCTTATTTGATGTAATGGGTTTTTGACTAGGATTGCTGCTGCTATCAGGCGATGGTTCATTATTAATAATTTTAGATTGGTTAATATCATTATTTGTTAAATCTAAAGGTTTAGATAATGATTGTTTTGCTTCTGGTGATATTCCATCTTTACTAGCATCTTTTAAAATATGTCCAAGAGATTGAACTGAACCACCAGCTAATTCAACACCAGTAGTAGCAACATCAGTAGCAACATCAGCAGTTTTATCTATAATTGTTCCAGCTGTGTAACCAAAAACAGATAATATTTGTTTTACTAAAGGACCAAAAACATCAACAATACTTTCCATAAGGTTTCCAATAATATTTAATAAATTTATTCCTAAAAATGAAAGTATTAATAAAAACACTAAAAATGAAATAATTAAATTTTTACCACTAAATATATCAGTAGATGAAACTTGTGCAACCATTGGTTCTCTATTTGAATTATCCATATTATATATATTACTTACTTTTTTTTCATTTAGGATAATTAATTATTTATTTAAAGCATTTAAAAATTCGTTAGTAATGAGTATATTAATTATATTATTATTATAATGAAACTAGTGCTTGAATCTATGTTTTTTATATTGTTTGGTATTACATTTCTTTTTATCTTGTTGTTGATTTATCACTTTAAAAATAAGATAACAGCTTTAGAAAAGAATGTAGATACTATGTTTGAGATTTTGAATAATGTTGTTGGTGATTTGTCTAGAATTAGGATTGGTGGTGGTGCTCAACCAAATATGACTGCAGGTGTGAATTACAATTCAGACAACGAACCTATTGCTCATTTTTCTGATGTATCTAATATTCCTATTGTAGATAACGAAGAAGAAGAGAGTGAAGACGAAGAAGAGACAGATATTAGTGATGATGAAGAGAGTGAAAATGAAGAAAATGATGTAGAGGATAGTGATGATGAAGATAGTGTAGAAAATAGTGATGACGACGAAGACGAAGAAGAAATTAAAAAAATTTCAGTAATTTTAGATGAAAAAGTAGATGAAGATGCTATCCAAGTAGAAGAATTAGATGACAGTATTGCAAATGATGCAGAAGAGGTTTCTGTTCCAGAGTTGAAAGAGGTAGAAGATATTAGTGTAGAAAAAGTAGATACTCCTATTCAACAAGATAGTATTAATGAAGACAAGTTAGATAAAATGCAACAATACAAAAAGATGCATATTCAAAATTTAAAAAAGTTGGTAGTGTCTAAAGGTTTAGCTACAAGTGATGATGTGTCTAAATTAAAAAAGGCAGATTTATTAGGAATATTACAAGAAGAATAATTTAGAAACAGTTAAAATATAATATATGTATTTTTATATATTATGTTTTCCAAATTTATGAACCAAGTAAAAGAATTTACAAACGACAAAACAGGACAACCTCAACAATCTTTAGGTTATGGAGCAAATAATAAATATCCTGAATTCCCTCCTTTAATGAGTGATGGTCGTGCTGTTACTGCTTGTTGGCAACCAGAATCTACAATAAACGAAAGTATCAAAGAGTCTAATAATATTAAATCTAATTGGCAATACAGAAATTATATGATAAAGAATGCAAATACTATTATGGAATACAATATGAAAGAAAGTTGTAATGATGTTGGTTACTATAAAAGACCTATTGATCTAAATAGCATTAATAGTAATTTAGTAGAACCTATGTCTAATCCTCATTTATATAGTTCTCTAAATGACGAAACAAAGCAATTAGGACAAACAGAGAGTGATTTAAAGGCATATTATTTATCAAGAGAAGAATTGAATGCTAGAAGAATTGCTCCTTCTATTAATAGAGAACAAGTATTACAAGCTGAACCTAAATAATTTTATAAAAATATAAATCATTTATATTTTTATTTTACTGATTTATTACGCTTGAACATGGGTTTTTTTAAGGTTTTTCTTGATTTTTTCTTTTTAATGGTTATTCTTTTGTTCTTTTTACCACCTGTTTTACTCTTGTTCTTGAATTCTCTATAAATTCTTTGTACTTTATATGGTTTGAATCTAGATACCACCTCACTCATTGTTTTTCTACGAGTGTCAAGAGGTTGGTTGTTAGGGTCTTTTAAAATATCCTCGGTAAGTTCTGAAATACTGCCAGTACTTGAAGCAATGCTAAATGGTGAAGGAGAGGCGAAACTTCTTGGAGATTCACTTCTTTCTCTTTTTTTAGATTTTGAATTTGTTTTAGACATCTTATAATATAAAAAGATAAATTATACATTTTAAAATATAAATAAATAATTTTTGTTTATTTATATGAAAGTAATTAGTTTTGATGTTGGAATTAAGAATATGGCTTACTGTATTTTGGATCTTTCTGGAGAAAAAATGGAAATAACTGATTGGAATGTTCTCAACCTACTTAATTTACAAACTTTTGTACAGAAAAAATGTAATGTCAAATGTAAAACATCTAAAAAGAAAAACGAAGAAAAAGTTTGTGGAAAAAATGCAAAATACCAAAAAGGAGAACATTTTTATTGCGAACAGCATGCTAAGTGTGATAAACAGTATATGATGCCTAAAAAAGACTACACTGAGAAGGTTCTCAAAAAAAAGAAGATAGAAGATTTATTATCTATAGGAAAACAACACATGTTTTTTTTAGATAATGTGAAAAGAAATAAGCAAGAGTTAATAGATACATTGAGAACTTATTTTGATAAACACATGTTAGATAAGATAGAAAAGGAAAAAAAAGTAACAGCTGGAGAGACAGATTTGTTAAGTATAGGTAAAAACTTAAAAGTAGAATTAAATAAATTAGATACTCTAGAGAATATAGATGTTGTATTTATTGAAAACCAGATATCTCCGATAGCAAATAGAATGAAAACAATACAAGGTATGTTAGCACAATATTTTATAATGACAAATGACAATATAAGTATAGAATTTGTATCATCTAGTCATAAGTTAAAACAATTTGATAAAGATAAAAATAGTTATAAAGAAAATAAACAACAAAGTGTAATCTTTAGTAGAAATATTATTGATAAGAATGAGAACTTTGAGAACTGGAAGGAAAAGCTAGATTCTAAGAAAAAGGATGATTTGGCTGATTGTTTTTTACAGGGATTATATTATTTTGTAAGAGAAAAAAATATATATTATGCGGATGATTTAAAAATAAAATTTGTATAAATAACATAATTATGGAAGTAATAGATATCGGCATCGAGAATCTAGAACCTATCTCTTCAAAGACAAGCGAAGTAAATTTTGGACCTGGTGTTGAATTATTGATGAATGACAAATCTCCATCAACAAAAGAAGAGGTGAATTTGAATTTAGATGACATAGATAATTTAGAAAAAGAAATGAATGATTTGAGTTCATCGATTCAAATAGGTGCAGACGCTGCTCCTAGTGTAGAAGAAGTAAAAACAGACAGTTTGTTTTCAAACATTGAGCCAAAATTAAATGTTGATACTGAATTTACTGATTCTAATTTAGGAAGTGCTACAAAAGAAACTTTAGGAAATGCGAAGACATGGGATGGTTTTACTAAGATTAACGAGGTTCCCAATGTAGCTCCTTCATCATCTAAAAAAATGAGTGAAAAAGAAATGAGAAGAAAAAAAAGACACATGATTAAAAAATTAGAAGAGTGGAATGAAAAAAAAATGATTAGTAATTATTCACATTTTACAATGGATTCTGAATTTGATGAAGTAGAAGACGAATATGAAACAGCTTTAGAGGATAAAAGAAAGAAAGATAGTGTTAAGTTGCAAGGTTGGTGGTTTATGACATTTATTAACTCTCTAGAATATGGTAATGCTGTATTTGACCCATTTGGATTAAATTTAGATGGATGGGGTGAGCAAGTAAATGAGGATATTGATAGTTATGAGGAGATATTTGGCGAATTACACGATAAATACAAGGGAGGAAAATTAGCTCCTGAAATTTCATTATTGTTGAGAGTAGGATTTAGTGCAGCCGTATTGAATTTTTCCAATAAAGCATTGTCTAGTGCAGCACCAGGTTTTGATGATGTAATCAAACAAAGTCCAGAGTTAATGAAGATGTTCACACAAGCAACAGCAGATACAATGAGTAACAATTCAACAGCATTCCAAACCGCCAATCAATTTATGCAAAATAATCCTGGACCTAGTGGTCCTCCTCCACCTGCACCAGTCGAAACTAAGAATCAACCACCTCCACAAAGACCAGGCATGGTTTATACAGAAAGAGCATCAAACCGTCCTGATATAGATGCTGGTAGAGGAGCAATGTTTCAAGAAAAGGGTGTTGAAATAAATAACTTTGAAGCAGCAGACGCACAACCTAAAAGTGTTCGTGCAAGTCGTCCAGAAATGAAAGGTCCAAAAAATAATGAATTAGATGACATATTATCTGGATTAAAAACCCGAACAATAAATATTCATGAAAATAAATCAACAAACGATAACGATTCTGTTATTTCTGTAAGTTCATTAAAAGATATAGAAAATAATAA